TTCCGAAACAAGATTACTATCAAAGTAAATTTTCATCTCACCCTCACTTTTGAAACACCAGGAAATTGCCTTGTAGGCAAAGACGCATTTGGGAATCTTAATTTACAATCCGACAACTTCTTACCACACTTGTCGTTAGCGATTGTTGTGACATCCCCATTTATGTCATAATAACTTATTCCAGTATAAGGACAAGTGGCTTTCGAATAATCGAAAGATCCACTTGAGTATATTCGATAGACCTGAGTGCAATTGTCTCGTAAAATCAACCTTCCCGGTATCTTTTTACCTTCGTAGTCCATAAAAGCGGAAAGTTCCCACGACACAAATAAATTGTTCTGAGTTATTTTTCTTTCGATAGCAAAAACATCTTGAGGAAGTTCTGGTTGACCCGTACTACCTAAATACTGCGAAAAAGTTCTTCGTCTGGTGAAAGGAATTCCAATAAGATCGTCATAATTACGCAACAAGGTACGCAAAGCTGATCCTGTATCACCTACTATTGAAACCGTGAATGTCGGGCGTGGCAGTTGTGTTTTCGATGTGAATTCGAACCCTTCCGCTTTGCAATTTATTGGAATGTAGGTATTCCCGTTAAACAAAATCGGAGAAGCAACCGATCCCGCCTGACTGAAAGCCATATAATCATCCCCAAGTTTCATAGAATCCGATCCCAAAGAAATACGATCAGACGATGATTGAAGAGAAACATTGACATGAGAAGTGATTCGAGTTATCCCACCTCCAAGAGAACTCAAATCCAACTCGTAAAGTTCAACATAATTCCCAAGATCAAAATCTTGAACATCAGACGCTATTTCGGCATCAAGAGTCATATTCCTGACTAATCCTTGCTGTTATAATATTTCCAGAAGTTCCATAAGGAGTTTCCGACCATTCTAAAAGAACGTACTTGCCTTCCGACCCTCTAGGTGGAGTCCATTCAAACGGAGTATGCCCACCTATAGAAACAAAAAAAGCAATCAACGTATCGGAATCAGCCCCGCTAAGTTCCCACTTCAAATCCCAAGATTGCGGAACGTAGTTCAGCCCATCAGCCGCACGTTGGCTATACCCATCTCCGAAGTCATTTCTAAGAACCCTCGGAGTAACACTTTTTCTTATAGAGCCATCAAGTTTTGGCTCAAAAGGTAATGTTGCCATTATCTACTCCTAAGATGTTGATCAATAATTCCACCCGGCCTCAACTGATTTCGGATATTTTCATTTACTTTCTCATTGATTGTTCTTGAAAGATCCCGTCCAAGCATCTCAGCTCGCGCAGGATCGTTTGTTTGCCCCCCGTTGCTATCCGACATCATATTCACGGTTACATTCGAATTTACGGTAACTCCGCGCCCCTGAGAGCCTAAAGCTTTCATCTGTTCGGGAGTGAAAACCCCTTCACCTTTTTTCAATATTGCAGGGAACTCATTCGGCATCAATCCTGAATGAAAACGAGGAGCGAATTTAAACATATCGGGATTGACGACTCTTACAGGAAATGTAGTTTTCCCGACAATACCGCCAGTATGTGCTTCTCCACCAAATGCTCTAGCAAGTGCTCCAAAAATAGAAGATCCCGTAGAATCATATGCAGATTGAAACATCTTCATAATAGACCACTGCAACAGCATTTTAGCCATCCACTCCAACATATCTTGTGCCATATCCGCAAATGCTTCTTTGGCGCTCTTCGTTCCATCAATGAAATCAAAAAATGCGTCCGTAAATTCATTAGAAATATGATCAGCTAACTCTGTTCCTATTTCATACACCTTTTCGGAAAAACTCTCAACTTCTTTTACGCCCCTTTGAAATCCTATCGAAAGTGCTGCAAAAGGACTACCAACAGAAGCTAATTTCTTCTCTTCTTCCTCAGAACCGATAATATTAAGATCCCGTGCTTCCTTTATATTTTTCTTGTATTCTTCAACCGATATCTTGCCTAATCGTACTTCACGATCCCAGTACTCCTTCGATATTGCAAGCTGGCTTTTTCTGATTTCTTCATAGGCGGCATTTTGATCAAGAACGGCTTGTAGTTCGTCATTGTGAAATTTTTCTAGCAGATCATAATAATCTTGGCGTGATTTTGCATCTTTCTCCGCGTACTCATTCTTTATAGCCGCTTTTTTTGCTTCGGACGTTTGGAGAAGTTTTTCGTGAGCGTCTTTATAGTATATACTTCCTCTGATCTTCGCCTCTTCATTTGCAAACCAGCTATCTACTTCTTTTATAGCAGCCTTTTCCTGAGTTTCATACATCTTTGACCATTCTTCTGATATATTCTGAGCCGCTGTTCTGGCAGTTTTTTCTTTTTGGTTTTCATACGAACGAAAATCATCGTAGGTCTGTTTGATTATCCGAATTTCTTCCGCATCTAATTGTTCAGGGGTAAGTGTCTCTTTAAAACTCTCTCTCATTTTTTTGATCTTGTCTTGCATATCAGAAAGAGTCTTGATCAATTCAACTTGACGTTCCTCACTTATATCACCAAAAAGACCCAACCAATCAACTTCCCCTTTTATCCCAAATTCTGTAAGTAGTTGTTTCTGTTTGTTCATCATCTCTGTAAATTCTGTAAAATTCGTGCTTGAGCTTGCAATCATTTGCTTGTCTGCAAGCTTGATCTTTTCATACTGCTCTATAATCCCCTTCGCATACTCTTTCGCTTTTTTCTCGGTAAAACCTAACTGATTAACAAAAAAGTCAAACAATGCTTTATTGGAGGTAAAAAGATCCTCATTTACAACTCGTAAAGCAGTGGCTAACCTTTTAAACTCTTCTTCAAATTCTATCCCTTTTTGTTTAGCATTCTCAATTATTTCATTTGTTACCTCTTCTGCTTTTTTCTGGTCCTCAGGGGACATAAATTGAACATCTCCCCCACCTCCAGGTGCTGACATAACTTGTCTATCTCTAACCAGTTTATTTGCTTCTTCCAACTGTTTTGCAAGTTCTTCAACTGTTTCAGCCATTATTTTTATCTTTTCAACGCGCATTTCAAAAATCATCTCTTTGAAAGCTTTTCCCCCATCTCTAAATGAAGCAGCCAACAAATCCACTTCATTCCTTAAATCAGGGAAATCTTGAACCAGTCTTTCTAAAATAGATTTGTATTCTTTGCTTCCTACAGTAGCTCCTCTTAGTGCTTCTCTATAATACAGTAGTTTATCAATAGTTTCTTGCTGTTGGAGTTCCATTTTCCGCAAAGAAGGAACAACTTCTTCCGCACTTTTTCTAAAAGAAGTTAGAGCAACAACAAATCCAGCAATAACCATTACCCATCCAAGAGGACCACCAATCATGACTTTCCACAGATTTTTAATAGCTACCTGGGCAGTCCACGCAGCAACGTGTAATAATGTAAATCTTGCAGCAAGTTGTTTTATTACAGATATAGGCCCACTTAAAGCAAAAGCGCCTAAAGCAATAACAACAAATCGTATGGCAGCACTAAGACCTAATATTGCAGTAGTTAGCGTTACTACTGCAATTGTAGCCTTCGCAATATCATTTCTCGCAATTTTGGTTAATAGTTCAATAAAACTTCTTAAAGGAAGAATAACAGTCCGAAAAGCATCAGCAAGGCCTCCTTCCCCTACAGCAATAGCAAGTACTTGGAGTTTGTCCATAGTGTTCTTTATCATTACACCAAGACCTTTCATCTGGATCTCTGCCATTTCAGCAGCAGTACCAACTCGAAGGACCTCATCGTACATTTTATTGAAACCTTCAGCACCCGCCTGAGCAAAAGCAGACGCTACAGCAGCACCTCTAAGACCAAACAAAGCAAACGCTCGTCTAGCCCTTTCCGCTGAGTCTACATTCTTTCCTAATATTTTCTCTAACTGGGAAAAAACACTTGACAAGCTATTTGTGGCAGGGTTAAGTTTTTCAACATCTAATCCCAAACCTGCCATCAAAACCCGCATAGATTTAGAAGGTTTAACAAGTTGCTGGAGAACACGCCTGAATCCCGTTCCTATCGTACTTGCACGAAGACCTGCATTAGCAAGCAGCATGGCTCCTGCAGCAGTTTCTTCAATACTAAGTCCTACTTGATTTGCAACTGGTCCAAGATAGTTAAAAGATATTCGAAGTTTATCAACGGTGAGTTTTGATCGGTTGACAGCCGAGGCAAAAACATCTGCAATCCTGTTTGAATCCATTGCCTGAAGACCAAATGCCCTGACAGCAGTAGTCAAAAGGTCAGCAGAACTCGCCATGCTTGTTAAGGTTCCCGTAGCAAGATTCGCTACAGCACCTATGGCATTCAATGATTCAGAAGCAGTAAAACCCGCTTGCCCTAACAAAATCGCAGCTTCACCGACTTCGGTAGCTGAGAATTTTGTTGCGCTTGCTACATCTAAGATCACATCACCAAGAGCGGAGATCTCAACATCGGTGGCGGAAGTGATTGCTTGGAGGTTTTTTAGAGCCTGATCATAGTCAACAATTGCTTGAGCGCCAGCTTTTATAGCCCCGACAGTTCCCCAAATAACCCTCGCAGCAACACCATAAGCCGCGATAAACTTCATGGAGTTAGCTAAACGCTGAAAACCTTGAGTGGTTTTCATCAAATTCTTGCCAATCCCCTGCATATCACGGGACACTTGTTTTGTAGCCTGACCCGTTTTCTTAGTAGCAGTGGTTACTTTATCAAAACCACCCTGAAGACCCCCAAGAATTCGTTTTAGGTCATTCGTGGCTTTTTCAAACTGCTTATCTACCCGACCTTTAAATAAAACACCGAGAGTAAGTTCACTATCTGTTAGTGGCATTTCTTAGACCCCTGCAAAATGTTGACCTTTCCAGTATCTTTTCATCTTCTCCGTTTCCGATTTTCTTTCTTCAGGAGTCATCTTCTCATACTCTTTAGGATCTTTAAATAAAACATCCTGATTGACTTTCTGCGCTGTAGGGGGCGAAGTCCCTTCAGCACCGTAACTATTTTCCTTTACTGCCTCTTCTAACAAAAAAGACATCTCTTTTAACGTCACTCCCCCTTGCCAGTAAGGGGTGTAGAAGTCTCGGATTCGATAGGCTCCGTAGTATCGGCAGACGAAGGCAAAACACTTTTCATGGCTGAGGCTTTCATCTGAATCACTTCGTCCAGATTTTCCGTCTGGGCTTCCTTCGCCCTCTCCATCAGAAAGCCTTTTAGTTTTGCCACTAAATCCTTGTAATTGTTTTCATACACAATTTCACCAATAGCTACGAGTTGATTATTGGTGATATCGTTTAAAATGTCTTTGACCGTTGCATAGCCATTTGCTGTCATTTCAGTTGAATCAATTACATGTCCTAAAACAGATTCGATATTTTCCTTGATTAATTGCACAAAAAGACCTGCGATCTTCTGGCTAACTTCGTCTTCGGAAAGATCCTTCACTTTGACCGAAAAGAAGCTAACCAGAAGGTCGCTAACATCCCCCGCGAGATTCATCTGGAACGCAGCAGAAAGCGGATAGATGGTTAAAGTCTTTAATTCTCTGACACCTACATCTGCTTTTTTAATGTCAGGGTTGAGTCTTGAATCCGGCATTGTCTGTCTCCTTAGAGATTGTTTACCGCATTAATTATGCAGTAGTTGTGGTGGTTGTAGTGGTTGTAGTAGCCGTGCCATCATCCCAAACGATCTTGCCGAGAGGAGCACCATCCCAGATAATATGCCCGCCAGAAACGGCACTATCCGCACGTTTCGACTCAATAGAGATCGGAACATTTGCAGGCTCTTCCGCCTGAAGATCCACCTCAGTAGAAGCAGCAACCTGCGCTCTGGGGAAGATGATCGTCATCGTGTTTGTGCCATCAGGAAATGTGTACACCGCTTCCATCCGAAGGTAGACCGGCGCGACACGTGTGCCAAGATAAACTTCCCCACTATGTGCATCAGCATATGCAGACGGATCTTTACCGAGTGCGATAGCGAGGTTCTTGGGAGTAATTTCCTTAAAAGAACATTCAAGCATAGCGGATTCACGCAACGGAAAGATCGCATCTTCCTGCAACGGGAAACCGGACTCCAGACGAAAGAACTCCGCATTACCGG